CGGCGCTGGGGGATTCTCAGCATAATGCGTTGAGAACGCGTCGCCGCCGTAAGGAGTAAATCATGGCTACAACTGCTGCCGATCAAATCAACGGCGCGTTGCGGCTGATCGGGCAGTTGGCCGAGGGTGAAGTTCCCTCCGCAGCCACGTCGCAGGACGCCCTCACCGCACTTAACCAGATGCTTGACTCTTGGAGTACCGAGCGTCTATCGGTCTTTTCAACCCAAGATCAAGTCTACAACTGGCAACCCAACGTCCGCACGATTACGATGGGACCGACCGGCACGTTTGTAGCCGAGCGTCCTATCCTGATGGACGACGCCACCTATTTCCGTGACGCCTCGACCAACGTGTCGTATGGCATCAAATTAATCAACAACGAGCAATACAACAACATTGCCGTCAAGACCGTAACCTCTACGTATCCGCAGTTTATGTGGGTCAACATGACCTACCCGGACGTTGAGATTTATATCTATCCGGTGCCAACCAAGGTGCTGGAGTTCCATTTTGTATCCGTGCGACCGCTAACAACGCCTGCTACATTGGCTACTGATTTAGCGTTTCCGCCGGGGTACCTTCGAGCATTTCGTTTCAACTTGGCCTGTGAACTTGCAGCCGAGTTTGGTGTCGAACCATCCCCGCAGGTTCAGCGTATTGCTATGTACAGCAAGCGCGACTTGAAGCGCATCAACAACCCGGATGACGTGATGGCGATGCCAGCGGCGCTGCTCGTTAACCGTCCGCGCTTTAATATCTTTACGGGCAACTTCTAATGAAGACGCCAATTCTGGGGTCAGCATATTTGATTCGCAGCCCAAACGCGGCTGCCAATCGAATGATCAATTTGTATCCAGAAATTATCCCAGAAGGCGGAAAAGAACCGGCGTACTTGCAGCGTTGTCCCGGTTTAAAGTTGTTGACTACGGTTGGCACTGGCCCTATCCGTGGGCTATACACACACAATGACATCTTATATGTCATTTCAGCCAACGAGTTTTACAAGGTTTCCAGTTCGTTAGTAATTACCAAGATTGGTGATGTCACCGGAACCGGCCCTGTGTCTATGGCCGATAACGGCACGCAATTATTTATTGCCTGCAATCCTGACGGATTTATCTACAACTTTGACACACTGGCGTTTGGGCAGATCACTGACCCTGACTTTCCGGGTGCGGTAACGGTTGGGTATCTAGATGGGTACTTTGTTTTTAATGAACCCAACAGCCAGCGTATTTGGATTACAAGCCTTTTAGATGGTCTGTCAATTGACCCGCTGGACTTTGCCAGCGCGGAAGGTGCGCCTGATGACGTGGTGGCAATTATTGTTGACCATCGAGAAGTATGGTTGTTTGGCGAGAACTCGGTTGAGGTTTGGTACAACGCTGGAGAGATTGATTTCCCTCTAGCGCGTATTCAAGGCGCGTACAACGAAATTGGTTGTATTGCCCCATATTCTGTTGCCAAGATGGACAACAGCGTTTTTTGGCTTGGCTCAGACGCTCGTGGTACAGGTATCGTGTATCGAGCGGAAGGCTACCAAGGCGTGCGCGTTTCAACCCATGCTATTGAATACGCCATACAGGGCTATTCCGATCCGACGGACGCGCTGGCTTATACTTATCAGCAGGACGGCCATACGTTCTATGTGCTGATTTTCCCGTCCGCTAATGCCACTTGGGTATATGACGCTTCGACAAACTCGTGGCACGAACGCGCTGGGTTTGATAACGGCGACTTCAAGCGCCACCGCTCCAACTGCCAAACCAACTTCCTTGATAAACCGACTGTGGGCGACTTTGAGAACGGCAACGTTTATACGTTTAGCCTAGATGAATACAAAGACAACGGTGCGGTACAAAAATGGTTGCGATCATGGCGTGCCCTGCCAACTGGCGAGAACAATCTTAAGCGCACCGCTCATCACGCGCTTCAGATTGATATGGAGTCAGGCGTTGGCTTAAACCTCGGCCAAGGCAGCGACCCCGAGATTATGTTGCGCTGGTCGGATAATGGAGGCCATACGTGGTCTAACTACCATCAAGCAACAATAGGCAAAATTGGTCAGTATTTTTTCCGTGTGTTTTATCGTCGTCTAGGAATGACGGTTAAATTACGCGATCGCGTGTACGAAGTATCTGGCACGGACCCCGTAAAAATCGCCATCATGGGCGCAGAACTGAGCATATCGGGAACCAATGCCTAGCAACATTACCCGCATACCGGCTCCTCGCGTGCCGTTGATAGACGAACGCACGGGACTAGTGTCTCGTGAGTGGTTTCGTTTTTTCAACAATTTGTTTGTGCTGACTGGGTCGGGAACAAATCAGTTTACGCTGAACGACTTTGAGATTCAGCCGGACGCGCTTGCACAGACAGAATCCGCGTTAGGCGATATTCAATCTCAAATCCAAGCCCTGCAACTTTTGCCGCCCCCGCAGCAAATTGTTCCGGCAGATTATGGTTCGTTTTATGACACCACGACTCAAGTCGCGGCTGCTATTAACACCCCATATCCAGTTACATTTAACACGACCGTAGTTGCCAAAGGCGTTCGTCGAGGAACTCCAACGTCGCGCATCTATGCTAATAGGCCCGGCGTATATAACTTTGCCTTTTCAATACAGTTTGATAAAACATCAGGCGGCACGGCCTTGGCGTATGTATGGGCTAGGTTGAATGGCGTAAACGTTTCAAACACCGCATCACAAATACGCATTCAAGGAAATAATGGCGAAATTTTTTGTGCCGCAAATTTGTTTTTTGAAATGTCTAATGGCGACTACTTTGAGTTGATGTGGGCGGCAGATGACACATCGGTTCAATTACTTGCAGAGGCGGCAACGGCGGTGCATCCCGGCATTCCGTCTGTCATTCTTACCGTCAATCAGGTGAATATATGACCGTTAATCTTTCGGCCTTTGCTGGCGCTGGCGCACAGTTTTTCGACAACAACGGCGATCCGCTTTCGGGCGGTCTTGTTTATTCGTATGACGCTGGTACCACGACCCCTCGCGCAACCTATACAAGCAGCACGGGCGGAACGGCTAACAGCAATCCCATCGTGCTGAACTCGGCTGGACGCACGCCTGCGGAGATTTGGTTAACAGAGGGATACGCTTACAAATTCATAGTTCGCACCTCTGCGGGCGTTTTGATTGGCACATACGACAACATCCCGGCAATTATTGATCCGGCAGTAACCGGAATAAATTGGTCAAACATTACCAATACACCGACGACCTTGGCTGGTTACGGCATCACGGATGCGTATACCAAGGCGCAGACAGATGCGACGTTTGCCCCAATCGCAAGCCCAACCTTTACTGGGCAAGCCAAAGTTCCTGATAACTGCACTCCAAACGTCAATCATGTTATTGGCTATCGAGATTGCCCGCAGAACAGCCAAACAGCCAGTTATGAATTAAAGTTGTGCGACGCTGGTAAGCACATTTACATGAATGGAACGAGCATAACGCTCACCATTCCTGCAAACAGTGCTGCTGCGTTTCCAATCGGCACTATCATCGGGGTTGTAAACGGAAATGCCACGTCGCTTTCAGTGGCTATTACCACTGACACGTTGACCTTGGCGAATAGCACTTCTACTGGAACTCGCACTTTGGCGCAAAATGCTATGGCCGTACTGTTGAAGGTAGGCAGCACTAACTGGATTATTAACGGCCCCGGAGTTAGTTAATGTCAGGCGCAGACTTTTTGCTGTGGCTGTCTAGTGCATCATCCGCGCCGGGTGGGCAATGCTTTGCGGCAGGCCAGAGCGGAACAATCACTGCCCCTACAGGCTCCACTGGCGTCACTGTTGAAATGTGGGGCGGCGGTGGCGGAGGTGGCGTCAATGGCAGCAGCGCCGGGTATGGTGGCGGTGGCGCAGGATATGCCAAGCGTTCATTTTCGGTTGCGGGCGGTTCTTCGCAAATTTCCTACAATGTCGGCACTGGTGGCGCAGGAAGCACCACGATCGCTGATGGCTCTAATGGCGGCCCTTCTGTTGTTGAATTTCCGCCCGGTGGCGGAGGCATTGAATTAACGGCTGGGTACGGCGGCGGGGGAGGAGAAACTGCGCCCGGAGCCGCTGGGGTCAACGTTCTTGATGGCGGCATTCCATTTCCAGCAACATCTGCTGCAACTGCCGGAACCAACTTGGTCGGCGGAGACGCTGGCAACGTCGCCGGAGGCGGGGGTACGGGTGGCTCCAGTTATTCCGTTGCGGGCGGAACTCCCGGCGGCGGTGGCGGCCCCGGAGTCGGCTCTGGCGGCGTAGTCAGCGCAGTCGGAGGAAATGGCGGCGGTGGTCGCATTTGCTTCTATTGGACCTATCCATCAAACGTCGTGTTAAGCGATCGGTACGCGGCCAATTTGTCGTTATCTGGCGTTGGAGGCACGGCAACCGCGACTTACCGATTGCGATCTGACGGCCAAGCCCTCGCCACTAACGTATCGGGTACATTGGTCAACATCACGGGTGAATGGCTTACCAGCGGAACCTCATCAGATTATGAGGTTTATGCTCAGTGGTCTCCGCAAGGAGGCGGTCCCGGCACCATTACGGGAGGCGGTGTTGTTGGTGGCGCTACGCCGCAGACATGGCTCTCGCTTGGCACCACAAGAGATTTCACGTTGTCGGCAACTAATAACGCTGTTGAACGTGAGTTGTACATTCAAATTCGTAATGCAGCGACTCAAGAAATAGTGAATTTCTGCGTTATTACTGTTGAAGTCGATTCTGCGCCTTGAGGTATTTATGGCAGTCATATCTAAAGTTTTAATTTCAGCCAGAACGGCTGCTGACGCGCAAACGACTCAATACACCGCGTCCAACGTAACGGCTATCATAGATAAGTTTACAGCCACTAATTACAGTGTTAGTGCGGCCACTATTTCTGTGAACTTAATTACTGTTGGCAGTTCGTCTAGCAATTCAAACTTAATTGTTAAGAGCAAGACTTTGTTGCCTTCCGAGACGTATACGTTCCCAGAATTGGTCGGGCACACCATTGATTCTGGCGGCTCTATTTCGACTATTGCGTCCGTTGCCTCTGCCATCAACATTCGCTGTTCAGGCCGAGAAATCTCGTGATCGACGCCGAATACTGGCTGATTGAAAACTTTAAGGTGCTAGACATACCACCTGACGCTGCCGCATGGCTAATTGACTTGTGGCATGTCACGCAGACGTTTGACGACGTGGCCGATGGCGATGCCGTAGATCGCAAGGTGTTGGATGACACCGTATGGCGCGCGCTCGTCAATATGCCTGCAAACAGTTTTTTTATGGCTCACGCTGGGCAGTTATTGCCTGCGCTGGGCACGGCCATTCTGAAATGGAAGGCGTCGGATGACGCCGAGCGTAGCGGTCAAGCAGATGAAAAGTCGTTTGTTTGGCGTGCTACGTACTATGACTTGGTTCTTTTAGTGGTGCTGTTGTGTCAGGGCCGAGAGTCTGCTATGGAAAAAGCAGGTGCGGTAATGGCACTATACGGCGAAAGTTTTGCGAAGTATCGCGAGGAATTCCCAAATGGCTAATCCGGTTCAGATTATCGGCACTGTTGTAGGGGGAGTGCTTCAAAAGCGTGCAGCCGATAAGCAAGAGCAGGCTGTCCGAAAGCAGGCTGATCGAGACATCGCGCTTCGCAAGCAGATGTACGAGGAAGATGTTGCCCGCCAGAAGCCGTATCTTGGCGCTGGCGAGATGAGCATGAACCAGTTGACGGCGTTGTACGGCCCCGGCGGCATGTATACCAAGACGCCAACGATGGAAGACGTGCTGATTGACCCCGGTTATGGATTCCGATTGTCTGAGGGCGAGAAAGCCCTTGCTCGTATGCAATCCGCTCGTGGCCGATACTTAAGTGGCGGAGCCATCAAGGCGGGCACGGAGTTTGGGCAAAACCTTGCCTCGCAAGAGTTTATGAATGCTTATAACCGCCTGATGGACCAACGCTCTACGGTAACTAACGCGCTGATGAACCTTGGTCAATTTGGGCAAAATGCCGCGCAAATGGCGGGTGTTGGTGGCCGTGCATACGCGGGCGGCGCTGCTCAAGCGTATGGCGATATTGGAGCCGCTCAAGCCAATCGGGCGGGACAGGTTGGCAATATTTATCAAACCGCTTTGGGCGACGCCTTAAGTGGTTTTACGCAATATCGAACCAATCAGTTACAGCCGGTGGATATACAAAGCAGAAAAACAACTTACAGCCCTGTTCGATCTTCTGCTATTCCGTGGCGTAGCCCGCAATATGGTTATTACGAACCGCCATACGGAGGCCAATAATCATGGCTAACGAACTTGCATCTGGGCGCGCATATATTGATGCGTATGAGGCTATGCAGTTGGGCCGCCAGCGTGCTGCTGCTGAAGCGCAGGCTGCTGAGATGGCTCGATTGAATGAGGCCCGGCGTCAGGCTGCGACTGCCGCCATGAAGGAAGGCATGATTGACCCGCTTATGTACGGCAATCAACTGGCTCGCGCTGGTTTTGCGTATGCCGTACCCGGCGCTCAGAAAGAACTGTACGAACTTGAAGAGCAGCGCGGCAAAGGTATGCAGTCAATCGGCAAGGGCGTACAAGAGCGCCAAAGCGGGATTGACGCCATTCTGGCAACGTCGCGTGACACTTTGGCTAGGGTAACTGACCAGCCCGGCTGGGACTCTTGGCGTTCACAGTTGGTAACAGAGTTTCCCGATTTTGACCCGATTATTCCGGTTGAATACAGCCCTGAGAACAAATCCAATAGTCTGATGACTGCCGACTTGCTGACCAAGGAATTGGAGCAAGTTGACCTTAATGATACCGTTGCATTTGTTAATCCGATGACAGGGGAAGAAGCAGGCCCGCGCCTAACGAAAGGCGTTTCGAGAGAAAAGGCTTCTGAATACAACCCTGAAATTAAAGAAGTTGAAGACCCGAATGACCCTAGCCAAATCTTGCTGGTCGATGTCAAGCGTTGGCGCGGCGGTGGCATCGGTTCTCCCGGCGTCATTGGCCCGAAGGGTAAAGCCCCGGTTGAAAAAGGCGAGAAAAGCGGCGATGCCTTCATTTCCGTTATTGATGAATTAGATTCAATTTATGATGAATTAAATCGTATTGGTGCAATTACTAGCACAAAACGAAGCGCAAAAGAAAATCTTAAGATTTCTACTTTCCAGACCAGCGATCTTGGTCAAATGCTTGGCCGCGCCGCTGGAACCGAAGCGCAATCGCTACGTAATCAAGCGCAAAGTGCTCGTTTGCGTTTGTTGCAAGGCATTAAGGCCGCTACCGGCATGTCCGCGCAAGAACTCAACAGTAACGTCGAACTCCAACAGTGGTTGGACGCAGTAACCAACCCAAACAACGATTACGATTCAAACAAGGAAATTCTTAAAAGCATCCGTCAGTTTGTTCAGGACAACAAACCCGGCAAGCGCATGGCTCCTGCTGCTGAAAGACCCGCTGCGGGCATTTCTGCCTCAGAGCGTCAAAAGGCTATGGATTGGCTGAAAAAGAATCCGAAGCATCCGCGTGCGGCTGAAGTTCGCAAAAAACTCGGAGTCTGATAATGGATGACTTTGACGTTGATGCGTTCTTAGCGGATACCGCAACGAGCAACGACGAGTTTGACGTGGATGCGTTCCTCGCATCTGGGTCTGATGTAGAAGCAATCCCTAAAGGTCCGCGCACTCGTGGCGGCAAGCGAAACAAGCCTGCTCCTCGCAGAGAGGAAGGCCCGTCTTTGGCAATAGATCGCGCAACCGGCTTTCGTGAGCAAGTTGCCCAAACTGGCATGACGCCAGAAGAGCGTGCGGAAGCCGTGCGTGCTGGCGCTCAGTTTACCGCCAGCATGGCCGCTGGCCCTCTGCTTGGCAGTGCTATTCGCGCTGGTACTGCCATTCCCGGCATCCGTGCGATGGCCCCAGAAGCGACTCGCATTGTGAACCAGTATGGCCGAGCCGTTCAGTCTGGTGGCTTAGGGCGAGATATTCCGCTTCTTACGAGAATTGCGGGCGGCGGTACCGCTGGCGCCGTTAGTGCTGCCGTTGC